TAAAATGTCAAATTACTTTCGCAGACTTCCAGATTTTGAATACGTCAGTAGACTTCCTGGTGCTAAAATAGGAGATTATACTAAGGTCAAAAATTTATTTAAAAAAGCAAAACTTAGAGAAGATATTTTTCAAAATCTTGCATTTTTTGAAAAATATAAAATCACAGGAAATGACCGCCCAGATAATGTTGCCTTTGAGGTTTATGATGATTCATCTTTGGATTGGTTGGTATTGACCTGCAATAATGTGATTAATATTCAAACAGAATGGCCATTACCTCAACAACAATTTGATGATTATGTTTTAGATAAGTATGGAGACTATAATACTCTTTACAATAATTTTCACCATTTTGAAACAATTGAAGAAAAAAATAGTCAAGGAGTAACTATTGTTCCTGCAGGATTGATAGTTCAACCCGATTATTCATTATCTTATTATGATTATTTTACAGATTCTCAAGTCATAAAATTTAACTTAGCAGTTCCTGTTACAAATTATGAATATGAGGAAAGACTTGAAAATAATAAAAGAAATATTTTTTTATTAAAACCAAAATATTTAAATGTTGTTTTTGATGACCTTGATGAAATGATGATATACGAAAAAGGTTCCACTCAGTATGTGAGTGAAACCCTTAAGCGTGGTGATAATATTAGAATTTACAGTTGATTATTCTTCTGCTAATTTTTGGAAATATGATAATGCATCGTCTTCATCTTCATCAGGTTCAACTTTAGATACTGGTGCCTTACTACGAGCATAAGATTTTTCCAGTTCTTCTACAACACGATTTTCTGTTACAGATGAGTTTTCTTCATAAGAAGAATATGAGTCTTCTTGCTCTGCGACTTCACGAGAACGAGTTGGGGCAGTCTTGTTTCCAAGAACCATATTCATACGTCGTTCAAGTTCTTCATAGGTCTTAAACTGGTCTGGAGCAGTCACAGCAGCAAGAGAATACTCTTTCTTCCAAAGTGCTTCCATTGCGTCATCATCATCAAGAAGTGGAGAAACACGATCAAATTCAGATTTGTCGTAGTTCCAGTAACCATCTTTCTTTACAATCTTCAGTTTGAAGTTTGCACCCAACCAGAAGTCAAAAGGATTGATTGGTGACTCATCCTCAAATTCAGGTTGCATTGCTTCCATAATCTTATCAAAGATTTTCTTACCATACTTAAACAGAAAGACTTTACCTTCGTTTGATGGATTCGCAGGGTCTTTTACTACATAAATGTTAGAATAGTAGTTAAGTTTACGTTTTTGCTTACGTACAGTTTCTTTATTTGCTTCAGTTCCAGTATTCCATAGTTCACGATTATATTCTCCAAGTGGGTCTTTACCACCAATAGTAGTCAGAGAATTTTCAATATACCATCCACCATTTCCTTGAAATGCGTGTGAATACATCTTTGCCCAAGGGAGTTCTTCACCATCAGGTGCTGGTAAAAAACGAAGAACTGCAAAACCATTACCAGTCTTGTCTACTTCTGGTTTCCATAGACGTTCATCAGCACCACTGGATGTAGTGCTCATCTTTTCAACTTCTTTAACCAGTTTAGAGGTTAGAGAACCAAGTTTAGATTGCTTTTTTAGATTTTCAAATGACATTTTTACCTTTGTATTAATAGGATTTGGCTTGTTGATTTTGCTTAAGGGATCATCCAGCCCATACTTATTGTATATCTACGAATCTACTCTGTCAACCTGAAATTTCATCATTTCAATAAGACTTTTCATATTACTAAAAATAACACTCATATCTTGTCCTAATGTAAGTCCCATCATCTTTGCAGAATCTAAAATTCTATCTCTCATTTCCTTTGCCTCTGGGTCATCAGACAAATTTAAACGAGTAAAAAGTATTTGTTGTTTTTCTAAAAGTTGTTCTAATAGTTCTATATGATATAGTTTTTCTTTCTTTGTCATTTTTGGATAATCAAAAAGATTCCCATAGATTTCATTCTGAAGATCGTGAAGTTCTTCAAGTTCATCACAAACAATTTCTGATTCAAAAAAACTCATTGTCCCTCCATAATAACCTTTTTTAAGATTTTGCGGTAATTCAATACATCGATATTTAGAAAGGGGTTGTACTTCATAATTTTCATCGAGATTGATTTCCATACAGGATCATCAAGTTTTTTATCGAAATTAGTTTTATATCCAACAATTTTATCCAAAATTAACATTGTTTCCAGTGAAATATTGGATTGTAGGTGCTCTTTTAGAATTTGTGGATGTTGATTACTTTTAATAAGAAACATTTCGTCAAAGTTCTTAGAAGTAAAAACTGATTCTATTTCTTCTTTGAAAATATAAGAAAGTGATTGAGTTCTTTTTTTCCATTCAGTATATCTAACATCACCCTCTTTCATCATTTCACCAATCCAAAGTTTTCCTGGATCTGTACAAGAAATAAAGTTTGATACAAAAAACTCTACTACTTCAGCATCTGTTTTACTTCTTGAGAACTTTTCAAACCAAAATCGATCTTTTCGTTTATAGAAAGACTGTACTGTTGCTCTGGATTTTCCACAATACTTATGGTAATCATAAGAATCCTTAGTAAAATGATTCTTTAATGATAAGTAGCATTTATATGTATCAAACGGCATCATTCAAAAAGATAATATAAGGATTTTTTGCTGGGATTTTTTACATCCCAAGATTGAATTAAAATACTAATTTAGCACGAGAAGTCTTTTTAAGAAAATTAAGTTCCATGGCCTCAAACTTAATTTTATCTTTGAGTGGTTTTGAGATGAGTTTAGGCACAGACTCTAAATCAACACTATTCTGTTCGCAGAAATATACAATCGCATCAATATAGTTCATTTCTATATTAGTTTGTACGAGTTCTTCTATCTGTTGTGCAATTTAGTGGGACAAAAGAACTTATTTTCTATTGCCTTTTCTAATTCATTTTCCATCCTTTGACCTAATATTGTGAAGTACAAATTTTTTGATATAACGAACTAATAACTTAATATAATCGTTTTTGTTTCTTTTGTCAAATACTTTTACATCACCACCAGGAGTTACCATAATGGTAATTAGTTTTACAATCGGAATTCCAGTTAATTCATAATATGCAGATCCATAAAACATTTCCTGAACGAAATAATTTTCCAACCATTCTTCTGGTTTGATTTTTTCTGATGTTTTAAAGTCAATTACCGCAAGTTCTCCCTCATACTCACCAATAGCATCAACTCTTCCAGCAAGACCAAGGTATTCTGAGTATAAGGTTCTTTCAATCGCATGAATATTATTTATCTTATCCAGATATGGTTTCGTATGAAAGAACATAAACTTTGAGAGTGGTTGATAATCATCCCAGTTTAATTCCTTATTCTCCAAATAGTCTTGACAGACTTGGTGGAAATCAGTTCCTCTTGCTGTTGCTCTTTTTGTAATACGATTTGCCTCTTCAAGTCCAATTCTTTTTCTCCACTTAACAAAAATCTCACGATTATAAAAAGATGTCACAGTAGTAATAGATGGTACCCAATCTCCATTTGGAAGGTTGTAAAGACGCATACCATCTGATTCTTTTTTTTCTAACTCAAGATCACCTAAAAAATTATGATGAATAAATGTCACTATGTTCTCACTCTACCTTTATTATACCCAATAGGAATACTTTCGTCAATATTTATAAGGGTTTCTTTAATTCCATCATTAACCCAAAATCTTTTAGTGCGATTTTTTGCCTTTTCTTTTAATTTTTCAATAGTTTCTGGTGAATGTTTTTTTCCATACATAGGATTATTTTTTCCAGAAATATCGTGATGGTTTTCACTAATTTTTTTTATAGTTGCTTTGGATAGTTTTTTTCCTAAATGTTTTTCACTAATTTTTTGTTTTGATTCTTCTGATAAAACTCTACCTAAACAATTTTTATTTCCAATTGCTGAAGAACTCATTTTTTTCTTTGTTTCTTCACTATGTTTTTTTCCATACATACCAGTTCTTCTGTCCTGATGTAGTTTTTTTGTGTTTTTAGAACACATTTGTCGGTATTCGTCTGTAGGTTCCCATCCAAAAATTCCATCCCCACCATCAGTCAAATTATACCCATTAGGAACTTTTGTATTATATTCTTTTATGTAATATTGTTCTAATTCATATGCATTTTCAGCACTTTCACATTCAGTAATCAATTCAACATAAAATTTCTCTTTTCCATATTTTTTAATTGCTTCAGTTAAGATGAAACCCCTTTTAGTGTGCTGTAAAAATCTTTCTTCAATAGAAAATTTTGTAATTCCAACATACTTCTTTTTATTTTCTATATTGGTAATTAAGTAGGTTTTATAAACCATGTAGTTCGTGAAATCTATAATTATTTATATAAACTATAACTTTCACGAACTACATTATTATATTTTAATACCTGTTTGAATTTTAGCAATAATATACTCTTTTACAAGTCCAGAACGAATAATATCATCTACACCAAACTCTATAATATCAAACGAAGGCATTAGTCTTAAAACATTCATAAAATCTACAATACCATTTCTTTCATTTTGACGAAGCAAATCACTTTGAGAAGCATCACCAAGAAACATAATTTTAGAATTTTCTCCTACACGAGTAATGATAGAATCTAACTCATGTGCAGACATATTTTGAAATTCATCAACAATAATAATACAGTTATCAAGTGTTGTACCACGAATAAAAGAAGTACTCCAAAAACTAATAGTTTCTTGTGCCTTGAGATTTCCGTAGAGCATCTCAAAGTCAGCATCACTCGGCATCTGGAACATATACTTTACCATATTCTTATAAGGAATTTGATAAAGAGATGCCTTATCGTCGTGACTTCCTGG